CATTGTTCAGATGATAGGGGTAGAAATCATTTTCATGTAGAAAACTACGAACCACCTTTAGAGAATTTTATTGATGTAGATACTACAAATGAAACTCCATTTGAAACTTACGAAAAAATTAAAGAAAAATTAGGTTTTTATTAAAAAAAGTTGTAAATTAAAGTTATGAAAAAATACGCATTATATATCGGAAGATGGCAAACATGGCACGCAGGTCATGAGTGGTTAATTAGTCAACAATTAGATAAAGGAAAGAATGTTTGGGTAGCAATCCGAGATGTTCAAGTTGATGAAAACAATCCTAAAACAGCACAACAAGTCCTAATGGATTTATCAAAAGAAAAATTCTTTATTGATAATTTTGATAAAATCCTAATCAGTATTATACCAGATATCGAAAGTGTAAACTATGGTAGAGGTGTTGGTTATGAAGTTGTTCATCACGCGCCACCTGCAGATGTTGAATTAATTAGTGGTACTAAGATTAGAAATGGATATATGGATACTGATGGAGAAGTTATAGAATATGCCGTTGATTAAAAGACACATAGCAAAAACCATCTCATATCGTATTGTAAGCACTCTAATTGGATTTTTAATAATGTGGTGGGTAAGTGGTTCAATTAAAGTAGGTGCCGCATTTGGGGTAGCAGAATTAATATATAAGCCTATTCAGTATTATCTACATGAAAGAATTTGGTATAAATGGATTAAGTACGGATTAAAAAAATAAGTTATATGAAAGAAGAATCAGCAGTAGAATATTGCGAAAGAGTATATCCTGAAATGATGGATGAATTTAAAAAAATCCAATTAGAAATGTATGAAACATTTTGTAAGAAACAAAGAAATTACGGACCAGGTAATATTTCAGTTGGAACATCCCTTCAAACAAAAGAAGATATAAAATTATCTCTTACTGGTTTGTGGTTTAGAATCAATGATAAAATTCAAAGATTAAAACAATTGGTGGTTTTAGGACAACCAGATGAAGTTGGTGAATCGATACAAGATACATATGAGGATTTATCCGTATATGGGATTATTGCTCAATTGGTTCAAAGAGGTAAATGGGCTAAATAATTCTTGATAAAATATTTGGTGATTTCAGAAAATTATCGTATCTTTGATATATAAGAAATTGAGATTATTGATATTTATACGTGAGATTAAATCGCGATAATCTTAAAACTTAAAACAAACAATTTTTAAAACTTAAAACAAAAACAGCATGAACATTAATGCAATCAAGCAGCGTTTGAATTCGTTGCAAAACACATCCAAAAAGACAGATTCATTGTGGAAACCAAAACCTGGAAAGTACCAAGTTAGAATCGTACCTTACAAGTTCAACAAAGAAAATCCTTTCATTGAACTTTTATTTCACTACAACATTAACAACAAAACTTATTTGAGTCCAGCTTCTTTCGGAAGACCTGACCCAATTTTAGAGTTCGCAGAAAAACTTAAGAAATTAGGTGATACTGAGAATTGGAAAGCTGGTAAGAAAATGGAACCAAAATTAAGAACTTTCGCACCTGTTATCGTAAGAGGACAAGAAGCTGAGGGGGTTAAATTTTGGGGATTCGGTAAGACAGTTTATCAAGAAATCTTAGCAATTGTAGCAGATCCTGATTACGGTGATATTACAGATGAGAACACTGGTAGAGATATTGTTATTGAAATTGTAGAAGAAGCAGGAAAAACATATCCTGAAACTCGAATCAGAGTTAAACCAAATGTATCTCCATTACACGAGAACGCAGCAACTACTGCAAAATTATTAGATGAGCAAACAAACATTACTGACATTTATTCGGAGTTATCATACCCTGAATTAAAGACAGTATTAGAGAATTGGTTAAATCCAACTGCTTCGGTAGAAGATGAAAACCCAACTCCTTCAGTTTCTCAGCAAACATTAGCACCACAACCAAAGAAAGTTGAAGAGCAATTAACAACTCCTTCTAAGGATGCAGCACCTGAAATTGGTGGAGCGGGTATAATGAATGATTTACCTTGGGATGAAGAAACACCTGCACCAGCACCTAAAGTAGATGTGGCAGCAGCATTTGATGTTGATGATTTATTTAATTCATAATTATTATGGCTAAAATTGACTTAGCACAAGAAATAGCCGACAGTTTAAATAAAAAGTGGAAAGACCAAAAGGTAGCATACTTTTTAGATGATGATTCTGATGGGGCCCCAACCAATGTACCAGGTTGGGTTTCCACCGGAACAGCAATGTTAGACGTGGCGGTTTCAAATAGACCTTATGGGGGTTTACCCGTAGGAAGAATAACCGAAATTACCGGTTTAGAACAAAGTGGTAAATCGTTATTATCAGCTCACTTATTAGCTGAAACTCAAAAGCAAGGTGGGGTAGCAGTATTGATTGATACCGAAACCGCAGTAAGTAGAGAGTTCTTTGATGCAATCGGAGTAGATGTTTCTAAATTGTTATACGTTTCAGTAGACACAGTTGAAGATATTTTCGAAACAATTGATACAATCATAGAGAAAGTTCGTAAGGGTGATAAGGATAAGTTAGTTACAATCGTAGTCGATTCAGTAGCCGCAGCATCAACTAAAAAGGAGATGGATGCAGATTATGATAAAGATGGTTACGCAACTGACAAAGCAATTATCATTTCGAAAGCAATGAGAAAGATTACTAATGTAATTGGTAGACAAAAAATATCAGTTATCTTTACTAATCAGTTACGACAAAAGTTAGGTGTTATGTTCGGAGATCCTTGGACTACATCTGGTGGTAAAGCATTAGCATTCCACGCTTCAGTTCGTATTCGTTTAAAGAATATGGGACAGATTAAAGCAGGTGAGAGAATCATTGGTATCAAAGTAAGAGCACAGGTTATTAAGAATAGATTAGGACCACCACTACGTTCAGCAGATTTCGATATTTTCTTTGATAGAGGTATTGATAATTTTGGTGGATGGTTAAAGGTGATGAAAGATAACAAATTAGTTAAGCAGGGTGGTGCATGGTACGAGTACATTGACACTGATACTGGTGAAGTTATCAAATTCCAATCAAAAGATTTTATTCAGATGATGGATACTAAATTAGATTTGAAAGACCAAATTTATAGAAAGATTTGTGAATCAACAATCTTACAATATAAGAAGGACGGAATTGATCCGGATGATATTACATATGATAATGGTGGTGAAATACCAGAACCAGATATCGAAACAGAATAAAGGTTTATGAACGAAACATATAAAAAGTTACTAAACGAGGTAGAAAAAGACCATCAGCAATTAGGAAAAGAAAAGGTATTAATTGTTGATGGTCTTAATACCTTTATAAGAAGTTGGACAGTAAATCCTACTATGGATGATAACGGAGACCACATTGGAGGTATCGTTGGATTTTTAAAAGGAATTGGTTTTGCTATTAGAGAACAAAATGCAACTCGTTGTATAATTGTATTTGATGGTAAGGGTGGTTCTAGAAGTAGAAAAGATTTATATAGTGGTTATAAAGAGAATAGAGGTAACAATCGTTTTAGAGTGAATAGAGCATACTCAGATTTGATGAACAAAGAAGAAGAGGGTGTATCTATGAAACGACAAATGATTGGTTTAATCGAACTGCTAGAGTACCTACCGGTGGAAATAATGCTATACGATGGTATTGAGGCAGATGATGTTATGGGCTATATTGCATCACAACTTTTAAAAGAGGATGAATTGGCAGTTATTATGAGTGCCGATAAAGATTTCCTACAATTAGTAAATGAAAGAGTATCCGTTTATTCGCCAACTAAAAAGAAAATCTATGATACTAAGATGGTTATTAATGAGTATGGGGTTCATCCTAATAATTTTATGGTATATCGTACTCTTGATGGGGATAAGTCTGATAATATTGATGGCATTTCCGGTTGCGGCCTTAAGACTATTATTAAAAGATTTCCTGAAGTGGTTGAAGAAAAAGAAATCACAATAGATAAAATGTTTGAACTATGTGAAGAACGTAGAAACGAAAACAAAATCTATGATAAAATATTAGATGGTAAAAAATTAGTAGAAAGAAACTTTAAACTAATGCAATTATCAGATCCAGATATACCAACTAATAAGAAATTAACAATTAACCAAAAATATTTGGATAATTCAGCAAAATTGGATAAATTAGGATTCATTAAAAAGGCAATGGGAATGAGAACTATTAATTCATTCGGTGATG